ATGAGAGCTATTGAGTTGTTAATTAAAATTATGCACCCAAAACATATAGACATTGAAAAAACAAGTCGAGGGTTTTGCGGATTAGATCGAGATCAAATTATTTCATTGTTAAATCAAGCGGAGAAAGAGAGTGTGTTAGGTTATCACTTACTCTTTACTAAATATGCTGGCGATAGCGATTCTAGAAAGATTATATCGGAATATATTAATCAGTTATTTTCAGATGCAACAGAAAGCGAGAAAACGGGATTAAATTATGTTGTTGATATCATTTCAGACATTCCCTTGCCAACACAAATAAAACGCCTAAAATCGCTCAGAAATCAACATTTACGCTCAAAATTTTCACATATCGAAGCTGCTAAGAGAGCAAGTAAGATAGCAAAAGAGAACAGTCTAGAAAAAAACAGTCTCGAAGCTCGTCAGATCCGAATTCGTGAATTTAACGACCTAAGAAAATCAAATATGTGCCCTCGCTGTCGTGGCACAGGTGAGATCGGAAGAGTGCAAAAAACACAATGCCCGTCTTGTGAGGGTAGGGGTAGATTAATCGCCAACATAAGCATGATAAAAAAATTGGTTGATTGTGACGAATCAAAACTTATTGAGTTTGAACAGCTTTGTTATCGTGAAATGAGTAAAGCTGAAACTGCGATTAAGGATAGATTAAAAAAAGAAATAGAGGATTAGATCACAAATTAAAAATCTTACACTAGGAATCATTATTGACATCCTCCCCTGCCTAAAGGCAGGGGATTCCTACTAGCTCCCACAGCAAGCTGTGGGCTACTCTCGGTGGGTTTCTACTGCTGATCTCTAATAAAACATTATCATACGGTAGTAAGCCACGTTTTGATACTATAATGAAAATTACGCAAGCACTAGGTATTAAACTTGTCCCCATGCACATCTAAAAAACCGCCTGTGTGGCGGTTTATTGTATTGATTGGTGATTTTAAAGAGTGAATATTGGAACATTCACAGAACCATATCCCCCATTTGACAATGTGGAAATAATAAACGCTCTTGAATAAGGATATAAAACTCTGTAAATTAGCGTAGATATTAATCTAGTTATGGAGTTTTTATGAGTAAAGATTTTAAAGAATTCTTACCTTGGCTTTTATTCATCGCGCTACTTTTTGCGATTGCATATGTAATTAATTTAAATGATGAAGTGAAAGCAAAAGAAAATTTTCAATTTGAAGTTGAGCAATGCATGAAGAATTTGCGTAAAAACTACAAAGAATGTAAAGAAATAATTTACGAAAGTAACTAAAAGTTTTTAAGCCCCTTGACCTAGAGGGGCTTTTTATATTTAGAGATTAAAATGTTAAACATCGTATAGGCAGCTTAGAAAAAACTCGAGAGTTCCTGTACCAGAAACAACTGTTAACTGCCGTATAGATGGCTTAGAAAAATACTGCAAAATTTGACTTTTACTATTTTTAGGGTAAAATCTCTAATAATAGCCAAATTGTAATGTATTTTACTTTTTTGGCTTTTTTATTACCTCAATTCAACCAACCAATCACCCCAAAAGGTTTTACTTTTTTGGGGTTTTTATTACCCAAAAACAGCATGTAAGGAAATGTTTATGCCCGAGAAAAGTCCTGATGTTTGGGCAATTATTTGGAATTTTATTGCATTCAATGCTAATACGATTCAAGGTGTTTTTTCTGCCATTTTTGTTTCTGTTTTGCGTATAGGGTTTATGCGTAAAAAGATATCTGTCTTCCACAAATTACTTGATGCAACACTCTGTGCCTCTCTGGCATATGCAACGATATCAGCAGGAAGTCATTTCTTTGGACATTCTGAATACTCCCAATTCATCGGAACTATGATCGGTTTTGTTGGGACAGAAAAGATCCGAGAGTTTTTATTTAAATTCATCAATAAAAAAGTTGATAACAGTTCAATTGGTGGTGGATATGAATAACTTTAAATTTGGTAAACGTAGTGAGCAATGTCTTGTTGGCGTTAAACCTGAGTTAGTAAAAGTCGTTCGTTTAGCCCTTACAAAAAGCACGGTAGATTTTGCAGTAATCGAAGGTGTTCGTACAAAGCAACGACAAAAAGAACTCTTAGCCAAAGGTGCGACTAAGACAATGAATAGCCGCCACTTAACGGGTCACGCTGTAGATTTAGCCCCCATCATTGACGGACAAATCCCATGGCACGATAAATCTAAATTTAAAGAAATCGCTAAGGCAATGTTTCAAGCGGCGAAAGAACTAAATGTCACTATTCGCTGGGGTGGTGATTGGAATGAAAATGGTAAATCAGAAGACGAGAAATTTTATGATGGTCCACATTTTGAACTTCATCGTTCAGTTTATCCGTAAGAAAGTATTTGGCTTTTTGTTTAATAGTCAAACCAAAATCTTAATCACGCTAATTGTCCTACTTACTATTATTATCGGTTTCCAATATTTTTCAATCATCAAGTTGGAAACTAAAACGATCGAACAAGAAAAAACAATCTCAAGCCAAAATACCACAATCAAAACACTCAAACAGCAAGAAGAAATAAACAGACAACTCACATTTGAAATCAGCAGATTAGAAAGTGAATCACGGAGTAAATCTTATGAAGTTATCGAAAGCATATCAGAACAAGAAAAGACTTCTAGCGGTTATAACAGTAACGCTCCTCGCAGCATTATTGAGTTCTTGCGCAAGTAAGCCAGTTATTCAGGCTTGCCCGCAGATTCCAGCGGCACTTCTTGCGCACTTAGATAAAACAGGTTTCACAGGACAGACGTATGGTGACGTTTCTAAATACGCTGTCATTCTTAAACGTGAAAGAGATGTTTGCTTAAATCGTATTGACAAGATCCGAGAGTGGCAAACAGAAAATGCACAAAATTAATTAGGTGCCCGCATTAAGTGGGCTTTTTTATATCTCGTTTATGGCAAGAATTAATTGGAAAGCACTACAAATAGAATATATCAGAGCAAATGCTAAAACTGGTGTATCTGTAAAAGACTGGTGCGCTAAAAAAGGACTTAATCTTTCAACTGCGAAACGCTATATAAAAAAGCCTGAAACTGTTTTTGAACAAGCAGAAAAGTGCGAACAAAATTGCGAAACTGCGAACATAGAAAAGCAAGATAAATCAAAAGATTACAGTGAAAACTGCGAAACAAATTGCGAATCAAACTGCGAAACTGCGAAACAAGAAAAAATTTCGCAAATTAATTCGCAAAAAGCTCGAAAACACGGCGGTTATTCTCGTTATTTTAAAGATGATTCTGATTTTGGCATTGTTAAAGATTTTAGTTTAAAAGATGAAATCGACTTAATGCGACAAAGAGCGGTAAGCGCGGTTAAGAGTATTGAGAAATACACAGCACTTTTAGAGGAAGCAGAAAGCACAGAGGATAAAGAGATTTACTCAAAATTAATTGATTCTGCTGATAAAGCATTAGAACGGGCAATTACAAGAATTGAAGCATTAAATTACACAGATAACACCATTCTCAATATCAAAAGCCAAATTGAATATAGAAAAGCGCAGACGAGAAAAACACTTGTTGAAGTAGATAAGCTTGAGCAAGAGATTAAAACGAAATCTCGCGGACTTAAAGATTCAGTCGTTTACAACATCGAATTCTAATAATGCAAATCAACTACAAAGCATCAGCGACGTTTAAGAAAATCCATCGCTTAAATCCGTTCGTGCTTGCTATTCGTGGTCCTATCGGTAGTGGGAAATCAGTTGGTTGCGTAATGAAGATGTTCCAAATAAGCCTAAATCAAGAACCAAATGCCGAAGGCATTAGAAAAACACGCTGGGCTTGTATCAGAAACACTTATCCGCAGCTAAAGGGGACTGTAATTAAGACATTCCAAGATTGGATTCCACAAAGTATTTGTCCGATTAAATACGATTCACCCATTGTTGGTGTAATGAGAATTCCACATCCTGACGGTAAGACAATTGTTGAGGCAGAATTCTTTTTTCTTTCACTCGATAAGCCGAAAGATATCGACAAATTAATGTCATTGGAATTAACAGGTGTTTGGATCAACGAAGCGCAATTTATGCCATTGGCCATAGTTAACGAAGCAGTGAGCCGTACAGGTCGTTATCCATCTATGAAAGAGGGTGTAGGTGCTACTTGGTCAGGAATGATTATGGATACCAACTCGCCTGATGATGATCATTGGTGGTATGAGTTTGAATGCGGAGTTGATGAAGAAACAGGAGAGCCATTAAAACCATCTAATTGGGAATTTATCACGCAACCAGGTGCGTTAATTGATATCACAGGCATTCCACATGACAGTTTAAGTAAGGAAGTAAAAGCCTTTATTAAACAAGGTTTGTTTGTTGATTATAAAGGTCGTCGCTTTGTCGCCAATCCGCTTGCTGAGAACGTTGAGAATCACAAAAAACAATATGAGTACTGGTTCGATAACATTCAGGGCAAAACGTTAAACTGGATTAAATCACGCATCTGTAATGAGTTTGCAACAGTACAAACAGGAAAACCAGTGTTCATAGATCACTTCAACAAAGAATTACACGTTTCAAAAGAAAAACTTGTACCAGTCAAATCGTGGGAAACATTTATCGGTTTGGACTTTGGACTCACTCCAGCCGCAATCATCGGGCAAATTGCACCGATCGGACAACTTCGTATTGTTGATGAAGTAGTAGCAACAGGAATGGGGATTGAGCGATTTATTACAGAACAACTTTCCCCTCTTTTAAGAAGTAAATACGCTGATTGCAGTATTCGCGTGATTGGCGATCCTGCTGGTGTGCAACGTGCTCAAACTGATGAGCGTACTTGTTTTCAGTTATTGGAAGAGTATGGATTTAACGCACAACCAGCAGATACGAATAATACAACAGCGCGATTAGAAGCAGTGCGTTGGTGGCTTTCTCGTTTAGTCGGCAGAGGGCAGCCAGCAATGCTAATTAGCCCACACTGCAAAACACTTATTAAAGGTTATGAAACAGGCTACGCATACCGTCAATTAAACGTAAGTGGTGAAGAAAAATATACCGAAACGCCAGATAAAAACCGCTATTCACATCCACACGATGCAAACCAATATTTATGTCTAGGCGCAATGCCAACAATGTTCAAGCAACAAATCATCAACGTCAAATCACATAATCCAATCAGCTCGAAAACAGGATATTAGAAATGTCAGAACAACTTGTAAATGCAGTAGAAAGCTTTGGGCAAACGCTACAAAGCCGATTAATGGAGCAAATCAAACAACGCCAACCCATAGTTCAACGATGGGTAACTGATATGCATCAATATCGCAATCAATATGAAAAGCAATCTAGCACAAATAAATCAAAAGTATTTGTGGGTTATACGAGATCGAAAACTGACGCATGGTCTGCTCAAATGACAGATATGCTATTTCCGAGTGATGATAAAAACTATGGTATTTCACCAACACCAATTCCATCCATTGCTAACCTTGCCAAAAAGCCTGATTCGCAAGATCCAATGCAAATGCAACAAATCCAAACCGCGCGCCAAATAATGCTAGATGCAAAAGAGCGCGCAGAGAAGATGGAAAAACTCATTGACGATCAGTTGTTAGAATGCGATTACGCAGCAGAAGCACGTTTAGCTTTGCATTATGCTGCGGTACTTGGAACGGGCATTTTACGCGGTCCAGTTCTTGAAACAGTGGAGGAAAGAAGTTGGAAAGATGACGGCTTGGGGAATTGGTCAGCTAATTCTTCAATTAAAAACAAACCATCAGTGAAAGTCGTCTTGCCGTGGGATTTTGTGCCAGATATGACTGCACCTAACTTAAAAGAGTGCCAATTTGTGTTTGAGCGATCTTATCTTACTAAAAAACACTTGCAGGCATTAATTAATAACCCTTATTACTTTGAAGAAGCAATTAAAGAATTAATCGAAACGGATGCAAAAGATACACATACTTCTAGTTCTGATTTAGACGGTTATTTAGACACGTTACGCACATTGTCAGGATTAGAAAAAGCAACAAATGACAAGCGGTATGAGGTGTGGACTTATCATGGCGGTATTCCTGTATCAGTGCTTGAACAGGCGATCCAAGAGCTAGAAAGTGGCGAACAACTCAAAATTACAGATGCACAAAAAGAAAGTGGTGCAGAGATTGATGGCATTATTGTGATGTCTGGGAATGGTAAGATTTTAAGTGTGAACCTTAATCCTGTAAATGCATCTGAATTCCCATATTCTGTCTATACTTGTGAGCCTGATGTTGCTTGTGTGTTTGGTTTTGGCATTCCTTACCTTTGCCGTGATGCACAAGATATTCTCAATACCGCTTGGCGTGGAATGATTGATAACAGTGTGATGACAATCGGATCGCAAATTGTCGTGAACAATTCTGTATTGCAACCAGTTGATGGTAGTTGGGAAATCGCACCGAATAAAATTTGGCGAACCAGTGATAGAGCGACAGCAAACGCACAGTTTGAAGCGCAAAGAGCGTTTGGGGTATTTGGTTTCGATAGTCGTCAACAGGAATTTGCTAATATCATTCAGCTTTCTAAGTCATTTATGGATGAGGAAAGTGGGTTGCCGATGATTGCTCAAGGTGAACAAGGGCAAGTGACACCAACGCTTGGTGGTATGTCTATGCTGATGAATGCGGCAAATGCAGTTCGCAGACGACAAGTAAAAGAATGGGATGATGCTGTCACTAAGCCACTAATTAGACGTTTCTATGAATATAACATGGTTATGAGCGAAGACAATGAAGTGAAAGGCGACATGCAAGTGGTGGCTCGTGGTACGTCTGCGTTGTTGGTGAAAGAAACCCAAACCGCACAGATTATCGACATTTTCCAGAAGTTTGGTCAGCATCCACAACTGATGCACGCTTTCGATTGGTACGACGGTGCTAAAACGCTAATGCAGTCTATGAGCATGGGGACACAAACGATGCTTATCCCTAAAGATGAGTATGAGCAGAAATTACAGCAAATGCAACAGTCAGAAAGTGAGCAACCGCAAGATCCAGAAATTCTAAAAGCACAAATGCAAATGCAGTTAGCACAACAGAAACAACAGCACGAAATGCAATTAGAGCAAATGAAAATCCAACATCAATTGCAGTTGGAGCAAATGAAAGTCGCAATCAAAGAGAAAGAGTTGGAAATTAAAATGTTAGAAATCCAATCTCACCAACAATCCTCACAAGCCAAACTCGATCTCGATAGAGAGTTAAATACAGCACGCATTTCTGCTGATATTCAGAAAGAAAGCGGAAGACAGGCGGTTGATATGGTGAAGTTTAAGACAGAAGTTCAACTTAAACAAACGCCGGTGCCAGAGACCGAAGTGCGTAACAACATTGGATTAGATTAACCGAACATAGAGAAGAAGATAGGCCGAAAGGTCTTTTTTTATGCCCAGAGAAAAGGAAATAAACATGTCAGCATTCAAACTCTCAGATGACGAATATCAATATATGAAAAAAACGGTCTTTGGCGATAAAGATACGCAAATTCCTGATTTATCATCAATCCTGATGAATAGCGAACCAAAAGCAGAAGAACAAGGCTTCATGGGGGATGTGGTTGATAGTTTTCAAATGGGAGCTTGGCGTGGTGCAAGCCATCTTGCACGCGGACTAGGAACGATTTTCGATAGTGAATGGCTTAATAAGGCAGCAGATTGGGCAGCAAGTGGCGCGGATGAGAATATGTCCACTATGTCATCTAAAATGCGTGAAGCGTTAGGACAAAGTGCTTTCGATGGGTTTAATGAAGATACAGGCGAGGGGCAAGGTGTTCTAAATGCGCATTGGTGGGCTGGTAATTTAGGGGCTTTACTTGGCGAACAATTGGACACTGTTCTAACACTTGGTGCTGGTAAAGCTGCGACCACTGGAATTAAATTTGCAGCCAAAAAACTTTCAAAAGAAGCAGCAGAGCAAATTGGTGAAGTGGCCGTAAAAGAAGCAGCTAAAAGAGGCGTGCCAGAACATCTACAACGTGCAATGGGTGTTACTGCGGTAATGTCTGCTATGTCAGCAGGTAATCGCGCAAGTCAAGTTTATGATGAAGTCGGTCAAATGAGCAATGAAGATTTGGCTAATTTAGAGGGATTTAAACAAACATATTGGGGATTAAAAGAAAGTCCAAAAGGGCAGAACTTAACGCACGAAGAATTGTTTGAACAAGCCAAACAGTCATTTAGAAATCAGGTTGGACGCAGTGCTGCATTAGATCCAGCCACTATTGCCACTGATATTGTATCGAACTCAATTAGCGGTCTTGGTGGTGGTCTATGGGGTCTGGCTAAACCAGGTCAAACAATCAAAGGTGGGTTACTTAAAGGTGCATTGCTTGAATCAACAACAGAGGGTGTGCAGGGTGCAGCAGAGCAATATGCAATTAATAAGACGGCGCAAGAATATTATGATTCGAATCGAGAACTTACCGATGGAATGAAACAGAATGTTGCTGATGGTATGGTGCTTGGTAGTGTATTTGGTGGTGTGATGGGCGGTATTGATGCAATCGCTCATAAAAGCACAATGAACAAAGAGCGCAAGCGTATTCTTGATACAATCGAAACAGGCAATCCAGAAATTGATGCAAGAATCAAGCTACAAGTTGAGTCAATTAATAACTTTGCTAATGACTTAGACGATCTCATTTCTAACCAAAGAATCAACGCACTTAATGCAATGGGCAGAAAAGAGGCGAGAGCGATAGAAGTTCATTCGCAAATGCAAAAACAGCAAGAGGATAATCAAGCGGATAATATCAATGATGATCTTAATGCACTTTCAGAAGAAAGCGGTGATTTGAAATTAAGTCGTTCACAACAAGAAATACCATCTTTCTATGAAACAGAAAACAGATTAGGTGGACAAGAAGCATATCAACAAGCAATAAAAGACGGTAAAACAGAATTGAGCTATCGCCAATGGGTGCAGGTCCGCACACCTGAGTTTAAGGCGTGGTTCGGTGATTGGGAAAACGATCCTGAAAATGCAAGTAAGGTAGTGAACCCGAAAACTGGGGAGCCGTTGTTGGTATATCATGGTTCATCCAATTATGGATTTAACACTTTCAAAGATGAGAGGGTTAGAGGTATTTACTTTACTGATAATCAAGATATTGCTAAGAGTTACTTTGATAAAAATAATTCTAATGGCGGTTATTATGGAACATTTCTAAATGTTCGTAATCCATCAGAAAGTGATTTTGAGGGTCAGTCTTGGAATAATTATATCGACCCTAAAGACAACGCAATCGGTGATTATTTTGTATTAAACCAATATGATGAAGTTGAAGCTAGATTTATCAAAGAATCCAAAGCAAATCAATACATACAAGATAACACCGATGAAGATTTTGAATTAAGAGTGGAGCACATTGATAATGTTGACCCTAGTTTATATGATGATTCTGATGATATAAAAGGTGTATCAACGGATTATTTAACCATAGATGCAAAATCAAGAGGGTATAATGGTGCGATATACCATAATGTAAGAGACCGATATAATGGTTTTACTGATAAACCTAATGATACAGAAGCAAATGTATTTGTAGCATTCAAAGCAAACCAAATCAAATCCGCTACCGACAACACGGGCGAGTTTAATGTGAGTAACGATGACATTCGTTATTCTCTAAATGAAGATCCTAATTCTGATTTTGCTAGAGCGGTTGATACTGTTTCTAAAGGCGGGAAGCCATCACGGCAATATGTTCCAATGGGGGCGACTCCAGCGGTATTAAAAATGTTGGGCATTAAGGACACAAAAGTACTGATCAGTCGTGATGTGCTAAATAAGGTAATGGGTAATAAACACCATGTTACACCAGAAACGTTAAAGCAGTTACCTAGCCAACTTAACAATCCTGTTGCTGTGATGAAATCAGCTCCACAAGCTACTCAACAAGGATATGTGGTTTTAACGGAGTTGGTAGAAAAAAATCCAGTAACGGGACAGCAAGAGCCCATAATCAGTGCGTTGCATTTGAAAACAGCAAAAGATGGTATTGAGGTAATCAATATTGCTAGTATCTATGGAAAAAAATTACGTGGATTGCAGAATATGCTTAACCACGACTTACTCTATTGGAATAAAGAAAAAGGCTCACGATTCATTGATGCTTTCGGGCTCCAATTGCCCTCAAAAATCGCATCAAATAATGTGAGCCAATCTAATATGAATATTAAAGCCGAAGCCGATCTAAGTCAATACATTCAGAACAAAAAACAACCTCAAAGCCAAAATCTTACATCTATCCATAATAAAATTTCTAAATTCGTTGGAAAACACCTTTCCAAACACTTTGAAATAGTAACTGCTGCTGAAATGGGTATTACAGATCCAACGGTAGAAGCTGGCTACAATCCTAAAACAGGTAAAATCTTTATCGTGGCTGATAATATCCACGCTAGCAATACCTTAACAAAAGATGAACGTTTGGCTTGGGTGGCATGGCACGAATTAGCGCACAGAGGATTAGGGGTTAAATTTGGTACGGAGTTTAACGATCTTATGGCGAAGATTGATAAGAACAGCACCATTAATAAACTTGCTAACGCCATTCAAAAACAACGCTCAGAAACCGCACAGAATCGTCACTTAGCAGTAGAAGAAGCATTAGCCGAGCTACACGCAGCCTATGTAACAGGTAAGCTAGACGAGCTTAAAAGTCGCTATGGAATTGATATTCCAAAAGGACATGAAAAAGGGCTTAAATCTTGGTTTGAAATGACCGCACAAAGAATCCGTGAGTTTATTGCAAAGTTATTTGGTAAAGAAACGGCGGATAAGTTCGGTCATAATGATTTAATTAGTCTATTAAGTGATATCAATAAAAGTGCTGGTGGAGATGTTCTAAGTAATAATAAATTTAATAACGCCAAATTCAGTTTAAACGAGGAACCAAGTTCGAGTTTTGCAAAGGCGGTTGATCGTATTGAAAATGCAGGACCGTCCAATCCAAAACGTTATATTAATATGGGAACAACACCGCCTGTATTGAAAATGTTAGGACTAGGTGAGGTAAAAATTGCAATGCGTGAAAGCGTCATTAAAAAAGCCCTTTTTGAACATAGTGTTACAGGGGATGATTTAAAACGTTTGCCAGAGCAAATCAATAATCCAGTCGCTATTATGCGTTCAAATCCAAGTTCAATGAACCCAAACGGATTAGTAGTTTTAACTGAATTAAGTGAAGTCGTAAATGGAAAAGATAAACCTCTAATTGCTGCACTACAATTAAAGCGTGTCGGCGATAAGCTAGAAGTAATCAATATTACCAGTGTTTATGGACGTGATTGGAATACTCAAATCGGAAATGATTTATCAAGAACAATATATTGGAACAAAACAAAAGGCTATCAATTTGCTAGAAGTGGCGGGCTTCAATTGCCCAATATGCTAACTAGCGTTGATAACCTTTCTGCGTTCAATATTAAAACCGAAACTGATCTAAGTCAATATCAGAATGAGCAAATGAAGTTTTCTAAAACTACCCCATTTTCTCAAGGTGGAAATACATCCGTCCTAGAATTATCTCGCGGTGGCAATATTGAGCCAGAACCTAAATGGTGGGATATCTTTACTTCTCGTCAAAAATTCAAAGAAGCAGTAAATAAAAGCACCGCAAAATTAGATGAATGGTTAGCTGATAGCTTGCGCCCTGTTAATGACTGGATTGATGAAATGAAATTCAGTGATGACACAGGAAAAACATCTAGTCGAGATCACGAAAAACGTAGACTAAAAGATGCGATGTACACTGCAAAAGGTAAGCGTGATGCATTAAATTCTGAATTAGAAACTAACTTCCTTAAACCAATCCTTTCTAAAATTGCACAAATTGCCAAAAAGTCTAATGGCAAAATCAATGAAGAAACAGCCAAGCGCAAAGCGGGATTCTGGGTGTCTGCCCGATATTCTATTGAAAAAAATATGGAATTGCTGAAAGCTGATGAGCAAGTAATGTTAGATGCTGAGAAAGCGCTAGAAGATGTGAAGGCGAATGGCACTGTTGATGAAGTAAGAGAAGCACAAAAAGCTTTCGATAAAGCAGAAAAACAATACCTTGCTAGAAAATCTGATGCGTGGAATAAGGATTTTAATAACAAGAATTTCAAGGTTGGTGTTGCTGGTGGTTGGTCCATTCCAGAAGCACAAGAAATTATGCGCAACATTGAAAAGGATATTCCACGCAGTGAGCTAGAAAGTATTGGTAATTTAATTGCAGACTTAAACCAAGCACGGCTTGAAATTGACTATCGTAGTGGTCGTTACACCACTGATGAATATAACAAGTTCAAAGCTAACCGCCATTATGTGCCATTAACAGGCGATCCAAATGCAGAAGCAGACGACTTTGATTTTATCGGTGGTGCCGGTGCTAATTCTTTAAATATTGCCAAGGATAAAGCCTTAAAAGGTCGTACATCATCTGAGGCTGAAGATGCTATTGACGCAGTATGGAAAGCAGTAGGGAAAACGACAACTTATGCCGGTTGGTCTGATTTTAAGAGCAAGATCGATGATTTGTTTGAAACAGAAGTAAGTCTGTTAAAAGATAAAGGCTATACCGAGAAAGATGCTAGAGAACAAGCAAGCAAAAATATTGGTATCAGTAAGCGTAGAATGCAAGGTCTAACGCGTAGTAGTGATAATGTATTAATCGCGAAACAAGGTGGATTGTATTATGAATATGAACTACCAGAAAAAGCGATGAATGCACTTAAAAGCGATAACGTAGAATATGCTAATGCATTCTTAAAAGCACTTTCTAAACCTACCAGTTGGTATGCTCGAGGTGTAACGCAGTGGACGCTAACCTTTGCCCCAATCAATATGTTCCGAGATACTTGGGAAAAATCAGAATTTATAAGAGTGCAAAAGGTTTATGATAAGAATGGCAAGCAGATCGATAGTAAAACAATGGATCGGATTGGTCGTGGAATATGGAATAATGTACTTAATCCAAGCAAAGAAGTCTGGCAAGCAACAAAACGCTTTGGTTTTGGTCAAGAGTTGAGAGATGGTATAGAGGGTGAAAGGCTGCTTAAAGAGCTATTAAAAAATGGCGGTATTTCTAACTATGGTACTTATCTTGATAGAACGGAAACGGATTTGATTAAGAAACTAAAACGTGAGAATAATCCAATTGCCAATAAACTAGATAAAGTGGCTGGTGTTTTAGAATCTTACAATAAGATGTTTGATACTGTATCAGCATTAGCAGCGTATAAATCACTTATTGATAATGGTGTAGATAATAAGCAAGCGGCCGCAATTACTTTAAACCTAACAAACTTCCGTAAGACTGGGTCTAAGATGAAAGGGATTAAGGCACTTTACCTATTCTCACAACCAACAGTAATGGGTGCAGCTAACTTGATTAGATATTTATCTACCCGTAAGGGACAAATGCGATTCTTAACTTATATTGCTGGCATGACCGCACTTTATACCGTCTTACGTTCAATGGATGATGAAGATGAAGGCGGAAATAAAATGGATCAACTTGGTGATATTACTCGTTTTATTCCGATTCCAATTGGAAATGGTGATTACCTCAAAATGCCAGTCGGTTTTGGTATGCCACAAATGGCATGGAACTTTGCTACTAATCTTGTGAAAGGAACGGTAAGCGACATTTCTTATGTTGAAGCTGGTGTAAATATGCTTTCTCACTCAATGAAAACATTTGCGCCCGTTTCACCGTCAGAAATTTCCGCTGCTAAATATCCATTAGAAAAATTAACATTGACAGCAACGCCAAGCATTCTCCAGCCGTTAATGCAAAATGTACTTAATCGATCCGCTTTCGGTAACAAGATTACAACCAATTTCGTGCGTGACGATAAATTAAAAGCAGAGCAGTCTAAATCAACCACTGCACAATTCTGGAAAGATTTAGCGATTGATATACAGCAATCCACTGGTATTGATATGCACCCAGAACAGATTAAAAACTTGTTTGATGGTTACAGTGCAATGCTTGGTTCGTTAAGAGAGTTAAACACTATCTTTATTGATAATCCAAATCGTGAGCAATTAGGCAGAAATACTCGTACACCTTTCCTAAATCAGCTTTATGGCGCAGGTAATGAGTTTGCAGTACAAAGCCGATATTACGAGGCAAGCGAAGAAGCACAGTCTGTTTTCAAAGAGTACACTTACCGCAAAGAGAATAAACAGCTTAATGGATGGCTGACACCTGAAAGACAGAAGTTGATTAAATTCCATGAGAGAAACGCTAAAGCAATGGGTGAGTTAAGAAGTGAAAAAGCCAAACTCACTCGTCAATTGCGTGAAGGCAAGATTAGTTCTATGACTTACGAAAACAGAATCAGAAAATACAATCAATCTATGGAGAAATTACAGCGTAAAATATTAACCCAATACAGACGAATGGAAGGGCTAAATACACATTAAAACTTGACAGTTAAAATTTTTAGGGTAAAATCTCTAATAATAGCCGAACTGTAATTTACTTTGCATTTCGGCTTTTTTATTACCCAAAATTCACTCCTGTCGTCTAGTATGGTCAAGGACACCTCTCTTTCACGGAGGTAACATGGGTTCAAATCCCATCAGGAGTACTAAATCTACAAGCCTAGTCTTAACGGACTGGGCTTTTTTAATGGCCCAAATATGACAATTTTAAATAACGAAGCTGATAGACGAGAGTTAAAAACGTTCTTTGAAAAGCGTATATCTGAGTATCAGCAAGACTTATGTCAAGAGGGATTAACGCAACAGCAATACGATATTTTGCGTGGACAAGTAAGAGAACTCCAATCCCTTATATCCACATTAAAACTTAACTAATTCACGACCGCACTTTGAGCAATCAGGTGCGGTTTTTTATTTCAACCAATTACACAAGCCGCGTAATGCCGCTTTAGGAGTAATAAATGGAAAATCAAGAACACCAAGAATTTGATGCAGATGCCGCTTTTGAAGAAGCCGCTCAATCTCTTGAAACTTCTGGTGAACTTACTGCTACTGAAAAGCCATTAGATGCAGAGGAAACCACAAAGGACACGCCTGATCAGCGCGAAGATGGTCAAGAACAACCTAAAAAAGAGGTTGAAGATGATCTTCCTGAATGGTTAGCCAACGCCTCGGATGAAGTGAAAGAAAATTTCCGCAATTTAGAAGCAGACAAAAAGCGTTACCAACAAAACGCCCGTTCACAAATCGGTCGTGTTGGTGCGTTAAATAAGAAATATCAACAAAAGCAAGCTGAAAACGAACGCTTGTTGGCTGAGATTGAACAGTTAAAACAGCAAAGTAAACCGCAGTTTGCTGGAGAGTTAGATCAATTAAGAGAAGACTATCCAGAAGTTGCTGCCGTCTTTGACAAGCTTTTAGCACATCAAAATCAACGCCTTGAAGATATTTCAAAACCTCTCAACAGTATTGCCGAAGCCAATATGCGTGATTTAGCCCAACAAGAGCTAGATAACGGTATTCATTATGTCACTCAACTTATTCCTGATGCCGAACAGATTTTATCTGATCCGCAATTCACTAATTGGCTAAACCAACAAACACCAGGTATTCAGTCAATGTTTTCTTCGAGTGACCCAAACGATGCGGTTTATCTCCTGAAAGAATACAAAAACGCAGTATCCGCAAATGCTGAACGTAGAGCCAAGCAAGCTCAACAACTTTCCGCAACCACGCTCCCAACAGGTCGTAACACGCCTAAAGGTGGTGAGGAAGTTGACGAGAACGCTTTATTTGATCAGATCGCAGCTCAATTAGACAAGCAGCGATTTCGTTAATTAAGTTCATCAGATTAAGGAAGTCAAATTATGAGTAACACAACTACTTATGCCGATATTTCACCTCGTACTCTAGTTTATGCTAATGCCGAAATGTTGGCACATGCTGAACCAATCTTGGTGTTATCAAAATTGGCACAAACCAAACCAATTCCACAAAACAAATCACAAACCATTAAATTCCGCCGTCCTAAGCCATTCCCAGCGGCAACAACCGCATTGACAGAAGGCGTTAAACCTGATGCGCAAAAAATGTCTTATGAAGATGTGGAAGTGCAATTAAAGCAATATGGTGCGTGGGCTGAAATCACCGATGTCATCCAAGACACTCACGAAGATCCAGTCTTAAAAGACCTTATTATGCTTTCTGGTGAACAGGCGGCTGAAACTGCAGAAATGGTAACTTGGGGTGCAATTTGTAGTGGTACAAACGTGATTTACACAACAGGTACGCAGACAGATGCAGTAAAAGATCCATTAAACATTAATCATATTCGTGCAGCAGTGCGCAAGTTACAGAAGAATCGTGCTAAGAAGAAAACCTCTATCTTAGATGGCTCTATCAAATATGGCACTAAACCGATTGAAGCATCTTATATTGCGGTATGCCATACAGATTTAGAATCTGATATTCGTAATCTTCCTAACTTCACTCCAGTGGCTGAGTATGGTTCACGTTCGCCAATATCTCCACAGGAGTTAGGTTCGGTTGAAAACGTGCGCTTTATCACTTCACCGCTATTCACTCCAACAGCTAATGCTGGTGCTGCATCAGGTGGTAAAGTGGTATCTACTGGCGGGTCAAATGCTGACGTCTACAAAATCGCAGTTTTCGGACAAGATGCTTTTGCGGTTTGTCCATTGAAAGGCAAGGAGTCTGCTCAAATGAAGATCCGCAATCCAGGAAAACCTGAAAAAGGCGATGAGTTAGGTCAAACTGGCTCAGTAGGTTGGATTGCGTGGCACGCAGCTAAAATCTTAAACGAAGCGTGGCTTGTTCGCATCGAAGTCGCAGCAACAGCACTTTAACCAATAACCCCACGACATTTTGTTGTGGGGTATTTTTTTAGAGGAAAAATCATGTCATATCCATTTATCTCACTAACTTCAAAAGTTGAAGAATTGAAAGCTCACTTACGCGATGTTTGTGGTATTGAAAAAGATGGTTCGAAACAAGAACTTGTTGATGCAATCCTTGAATACGAGAAAGCAAACGGATTAGAGCGTAATGATGGTAAAGATAAATCTGGTGATAAAGAAGTTTCATCCGATGATGCAGATTTAGCACTTGATAAGCAGAAAAAAGTGAAAATCAAGATTGCTGAATCTAACGGTGATCGCAGTGATGTTTATGTTTCAATTAATGACTGGGATGCGCTAATTCAACGCAACAAAGAAGTTGTTATTCCAGAGTCTGTTTATAAATTATTAGCTAGTGCAGGCGATTACACTTACGACCAAAACAAGGATGGTTCATTAGAAGAAGGCTTTGTTCCTCGCTACAACATCATTAATTTAGGTTATGTAGAGTAATGAACTTTATACAACTCGCCCAACGCCTTCGCCAAGAAATGAATGATACTGGCGAAGGTCCTACTCAGGTCACAAATCAGCGCGGTCGCAGTCTTGAATATGTGAATGCAATTCGTGAAGCTTGGAATGATATTCAAACAATAAGGGATTGGGATAGACGTTTTTGGAGGGAAGGTTTCTCAAAAGAGAATATCCAAATCTTGAATACCTCCACTGATACTCCTTTTATTCCAGAGCGATATCATTTGGCAATTGTATTTTACGCGATGCAAGGCAAAGCAATTTCTCAAAATGCTCAAGAATTAATTGTTCATGCGCAAAATGAGTGGGATAAATACCTTCACTTGCTTTGCCGTGACTTTTTAGAGGGTATTCGCTTTGGCTAAACTACCTCAAATTCAATCACAGTTTGTTGCGATTAGCGGTGGAATGGATTTAACTACACCACCTATCGCAAAAGCAAACAGTGAAGCGATTATGGCGTTAAATGTTCAGCCTAATCTAGAGGGTGGCTTTTCTCGTATTGAAGGGTTTGAGTGTGTTGATGGTGAAATTCAACCATCAGAAATGAATCATTTTCACTTTATTTTAGATCGAGGTCTTGAACCAAGTGCAGTAGGTAAAAAAATTCATCTCGCTGATAAGGCGTGCTGGATTATTGCAGCACATGGTAATACCGCTACTGTTGCTGTAGTAGGGAAGTTAAACGTCGCGCTTGGGACCTCTTTTAATATTGACTCAACAACATACACGCTAACTTCTAATCCATTCGTTGATTCTGGTGATATTCTGAAATACCAAGAGTTTCAAGCTAAGGCATTTCAATTCGGTGTAGATAATGTCAAAGCTGTACCGGGTAATGAATTTATCCGTGGTGTTGTTGAATTAAATGAGCAAGTCATTGCATTTCGCGATCAGGAAGAAAAGTGCGGTGTATTTTTTGCGACTGAGAATGGTTGGAAAGAATCAGCGCAGACGTACATTGTTCAATTAAAAGAAATCAGTAAACCACAGGATTTAATTGATGGTATTGAATTTTCTGTTGGTGCAGTAAAAAGCAATATCCTATCCGTTGTATTATCCGCAGATAACCAGATTGGTTTTATCGTCACATCTACTGAGTTGAATATCAATGACAATATCACTATTTCAAGTCAGATTGTGGCTAAAGTTCAATCTTGTGACAAGGTTGTGTTATCTAAGGGTAAATATTGGAAGTTTATATATCATAACTTTTACGGTAGTCCTCAAACTCAATACGCTTATGGATGTAATGGCGAACAAGTTATTGAAATTCGTCCAGATGGCGTTATTGTTCCAGTCGCTATTCATGCTGAAAAACCAATTCACATTTGCGCACACCGAAACCACTTGTTTGTGTCGTTTGAAGGTGGGCAATTGGGGCATTCTCTCGTTGGTAAACCGACTAAATGGTCCGTTATTTTAGGTTCGGAGCAATTTGGAGTAGGCGATGAAATTACCGCGCTTTCTTCAACTGTTGGTGGTGTTTTACTCATAGGGTGTCGTCATAAAGTTAGCGCACTTTATGGGTCGACTCGTGAAGATTGGGTATTAAAAGATATTTCAACGGTCGGTATTAAAACTGGCACATTGCAAACGGTTTTTATGCCAATTGCGGTAAGTCAGCACGGTATTATTCGAGTTGATGCAACAGAGCAATTTGGTGATTTCAAATTAAGTGAAACGGACTCAAGTCGTAAACTTGGGTTTAAGCCAATTGAAAATAATATTATTTATTCTTCAACCAAAGCGAAATCAAATCAGGTTAGATTCTATTCTGAAAATGCACTTCATATTTGCATGATGTTATTGCCAGATGGGAAAACAAGATGCTCATATTTTAACTATCCAGATAAATTAATGGGTGTTTGGCAGAGCAAAGAAAATACCTATCTTGCATTCAGTGATGGCAAGGTTTATCGTCAATCCGATAAATGTTATTCATTCTCTGGTAAGCCAATTGATTGGATCGTGAAAATGGCTTTTAACCATTGTGGTTCACCGATGCATATTAAGAGTTGGAAAAGTGCAGAATTACAAGCAACCGCAAAAGGTATGCTTAATTTCCAATATAGGTTCGATCTTGATTATAACGCAGATATTCACGCACCACATTTAGCTAGAGATATTCGTGCTACTGGTGATGGTGGTCGTTGGAATGAAAGCTTATGGAATGATTTCTTGTGGTCCGCCGAGGATTACTCAACGCCAACACTTCACCTAGCTGGTTACAGCAGAAATATTTCGATCTCGTTCACAGGAAGCTCGTTATATTCCCCTCAATTTGAATTAACAGGTCTAATTCTTAACTTTATTCCTCGGAGGTTTTACCGTGTCTAATCAAGCGGAAAAATATAAACGCAAACACGACTTCGCGCCGTACACAAAAGCGGACGGTAATGCGGTTGCGGAAGAATTTGACGGAATCCAATCTCATTTAGAGAAAATTCCAGGACTAAGAAATGATGGTAAGGGATTTTCAGAAACCTTTATTATCGTTGAACCAACAGAGGATAATCATCCAGTCACTTATGGGCAATTAAAAAATGCCGAAAATTCAGTAGAGCAAAATAAAAATCTTGTTGTTCAGAAAGCCGAAGAAGTATCACAGAATGCACAACAAGTTGCACTTGATACAGAAGCAACACAACAAGCTAAGAACTTAGCTGTGCTTGCTGCACAAACTGCGACAGAGAAAGCACAAGTTGTTAGTCAGTCAGTCCAAAATGCTGTAAACGCAATCGAACAAGCAAGATCGAATTTCATTGAAAATGGAATAAAGGGCGACAAAGGAGATGCGGGTCCAGTAAATATATCATCTTCAACTGACAGTGAAAGTGAGACTACAGCGGCAAGTTCAAAAGCGGTTAAAACTGTTAAAGCCTTGGTGATTTCTGTGAGAAATGCGTTAAATAATTATATTCCAAACAGCAAGAAATCAGATGATGATAACAGCTCAAGTTCAGACACTATTGCAACGAGTTATGCTGTTAAAAAGGTACGTGATATTGCAGAAAATCGATTTTCATCCCTCGCTAATGCGGATGGCTATAAACATGTTGGTCGTTGTAAATCAGTAGAGATGTTACGCAAAGTCGTTCCCAGTAAACACGGACAGCGTATTTTGGTGGATGCGTACTATGAAGGCGGCACAACAGGCGGTGGTGAGTTTGTGGCGGATTTGCAAGATTTAACGACAGCAGATGATGGAGGAAGTTGTTTTGTTGTGTTGAACAATACAGCGCGTTGGAAACGGATATTTGATGATCGTGTGGATGTGGTTGATTTTGGCGCAAAATCAGATGAAGACGCGACAATCGCGTTTGAAAATGCGTTTAAATATGCGGGTGAGCACAAGAAGATAATTACGTCTGATGCGTCCACTTATTTCATCAATAAGCCATTATTTCTTTCAGGTGTTGGGGGGATTGAATTAAACGGTAAGCTTTATGCAAAAATGACCCCAGAGAACAAAAGTAAACCCATTATTACTTGGGCAGAAAATGCGATAACACTCACGCAATCGCACAACAATTTTATTAATTTGGTCATGTGGTTAGAGCCGACAGAGGATGCTCCCGCGATATGCTTAGCGGGTTTAAAATCGACCAATTTAAAGATTGGAGAAACGGGCTGTGTTCAGATTTACGCAACAACAGAGCAAAATGAGCAACAAGTTGATTTTAAAGGCGTGGAGGTTTCTTCAACGGGTTATAATCGATTTGATATTGATGTGTTATCTACTTTACACATTACAGGCAAAGGGCGGGGTTGGGTAAATGAAAATGTCATTAATGCACAACGCTTTAGAGCATTAAAAGCGGGCTTCCGGGCAGGTATACTCATTGATGGTGAGTATCGCCATAACCATAATTTAATTAGACGAGGCTGTTTGGAGGGAGGGCAAACGATAAAGATTGAAAATGGCTCAAGTAACACAATTGAGGATGCGCGTTTTGAGCGTAATCCGAAAAATCCGGATGAGTTATTAACGATTTCGTTTTCGGAAAACGCCTTTTCAAACAGAATCATTGCGAGCTGGGTATCAAGTCCAGAATTCACAAATACCCCCTACGGTGTGCATTACGATATGGTGAAGGTGACGGATAAGGGAGTAGACAATGTTGTGAGTCATATACAAGAAACTTATTCAGATGAAGCGTGTTTATTTGCCTTGTCACAAACGACATCTTTTGTCTCAACGGTCAATAAAGCGACCTTTCCCATGAAATACACAACCGATATTGAAGGGGTAAATGGTATTAAGCAGCTTATTAGTGGTAGTTTTAAACTGTTGCAAAATTACGCTGAAGTCTATAAACAAAGCCAATTCATACACGTAAGAATCGGAACGATGTTTGATTTAAGTTCAGATGCATCGCACTTCCGCTTAGGAGTGGAATTGTTTGATGAAAACAAAGCACCGATTACTACAGCGTTAGATAGTCATATAAAATCAGGACAACTCAAAGTCGATGGAAACAAATACAAGATGGACGGCAATGTGAGTCATGCTAATTTTACGATTATCTCTGATCAGGTGCGCTATGTAAGGGTGTTAATCACTTCAGGAAATGATACGGAAAACCAAGTTTTTGATTATTTACGTTTTGTGGTGCGCTATCCTAAGCACTTTATTGAAAAATCGAGAGGGTATCATAATATTCAACAGCCGATTAGAAAGCGAAGCTTGTTTTATAGAGATGTTGATGGTGATATTGATATGGCGGAAGTGGGAGAAGGTGTAGTGTGCTATAAACAAGATTTAAGTGAAATGAAAATTAACTTAGTCCGTGTTGCTTTAGTGATTAACAAGATAGTCGGGAATGTGTTAATCATTGAGGGTCTTCCTGTTTCAGGGATAAAAGAGCACACACAAGATAGCGAGCAAGGTTGGAGCTTGATTTATCCGCACAATGACCAAGAGCATAAGCTTGCGGTGGAGAGAGTGGTGTTTTTGCAGAGTGAAAAACAAACCAAAATTCACATACAAGGTACTATACCGTCGGAGCTTAGGACGGGGGAGAGTATCGTGTTGATTTTAACAAAGACAAAGAAGTTAGCATGACGATGGAACGCATGTATTTGGCATGCTAAAGGTATAAAGAGGGGGCCCTAAAAAAAGATTTGTTAGTGGGCATCATTATGAAACAGAAGCGAAGTAAGTTTTTCTGTAGCGAATGGTGTTTTAACTGCATTAAAACTAGCGATCAAGGTTGGCCATTTAGTCCAAATGATTTAAGTGAAATATTTAAGGAGTAAAAATGGGTATTTTAAATTCAATGAGCGAAGCGATTAATAAAAACAAACAATCTTCACAACCCCAAACTTTATCACCTTCGCCCTCACCAACATTAACAACGCAAACACCGCAGAATCCACCTACATTAAGCAACCAAGCACAGCCTAGCAATTCCCATGATACAATGGCAGAAAATGTAGCAAAAAACTTAAATAGTAATTCATTGTTGATGAATTCTGCCGCTGCAAAAGGTGAGCGTATGGCGGCAAGTCGTGGATTGCAAAATTCAACATTAGGAATTGAAGCAAGTCAGCGTGCAATGATTGATGCTGCAATGCCGATTGCTCAAGTAGATACCGCAAATCAACATCAATTGAATTTGCAACGTGATCAGCAAAACTTCACAGCAAATCAAGCCAATCTCGATAGGGAACATCAGAAAGATGTGGCTAGATTAAATGCTGGACTCGCACATAACAACGCCATGAAAGAGCTTGGTGCTCAAGTATCTGCTAATACGATCGGTAAGTCGATTGATTTCACAATGCAAATTACGAATAACTTCGATGCGCAAATTGCAGCGGTTCTCAATAACACTCAAATGAAAGAGGATGACAAGAAAAGAGCGATAGAGCAATTAAAGGCAAGTCGTGATTCTGAACTCAATTTCATGAGTCGATTTATGCAACATATTCCGACGACACAAAAGGATTGGGCTAACTTCCCAAGTCTTGGTGTTCCTACAATTACGATGCAATAGAGGAGATAGATTATGGCTTTTTGGGATAGTGCTTGGAGTGCAATAACTGGAGCTTTTTCTCAAGGTGAGAATCCCGGTTGGATTGGCAAGGCGGCAAGTTGGATGGAAAAAAATCCTACCACAACAAATATTATTGGATCTTCATTAATGGGGATTGGTGGTTATTTTGCGCAAAAAGAAGCAAATAGAGATTTAATGCGCAAGGAGCGTGAATTATTAAATCTACAAGATGAAATGAAATCAAAGTATTCCGCTGTACCAAATGTTGACAGTGGATATGGTGGATTGACGGTTGATGATGCGCCAAACCTTGCAAACGGTGGCATTTTAACTGAAATCAAAAAACGCGCTGAAGATAAGAAAAAAGTGATGTAGGTGGACTATGGGAAGTTACGTAGATTTATCGGATAAATACGATAGAGCGGATGGATTTTCTGGTGGTGGCGGTTGGAAAGAATATGACTCTAAAGATCGGGAGGCAAGAACAAACGATAGAGAATACATCAGCACTAGAGATCGAATGAATAACCACTTATCTCGTCATGGTTCAGATAAGGATTATACGCGATCTTTTAATGACTATAGTCGTAGCTCTATCAGTTCCCTTGCTAGAACAACTAGAGGTAATCTTGCTGGTAATTCTCAATCTAACCCCAAATCAACAACAACGTTAACTGGGCAAAAAGTTGATGATGGGTTGTTGGCTTCTTCATTGAAAAATAGACCTGATCCAAGAGCATTTAACGATCACCATTCACAAGCTGCTCGTGAGTTCCAAGATAAATATGGATTTACAGATTCATCTGAATTAGAAGGATTTAAAAAAGACACTTACAAACATCGTGATGTTGCAGGATGGGATAGCAACACATCAAGCACGATAGATGTTGATGTAAACAGATCTTTCTTAAATACCGGTCATTCTTTCGCAGATAAAGGAAAAAAAGAACAGGACCGTCATATCACCTCATATTTAGATAATATCGATCAGAAAGTCGCAGATAAAAGAGTGGGGAATTACACCACTGATGACTATAGAAAAGGGTTTATCAAAGGTGAGGTTGCTAGAGTAGGAAATATCAACAGAGAGCACCTCATCAGTGGATTAGCGAGCGTTGCCGGCACACCACTAAGCAATAAAGCAGCAAATACCGCATTTAAAGCATTAAAGGGCGGAGAAAGAGGTATTTTAGGCGCAATGGCGGCTGGCGTAGGAACTCAGGTGGCGATTTCATCAGGCGCGGAGAAACTATCTCATTTAGGCAACAATCCATCCTCTGATACAAGTGAGCTAGAAAAAGCATCATTTAAACACGGCTATGATGATATGCGTAAAAATTTAGATTCTCGTCGTAGTTTTGTAGGTGACGCACTACACAATGGCGCAGTGATGATGACGGGTGTTGCAACACAAAACCCCTTTACAGCGACAGGAATTGATATGGGGGTAAATATTCTAAGAGATGATCACAATCTAACAGAATATTTAAACAGACATCAACATATTCCAGAATATAAAAATCTACTCGATGAGAGAAAATTACAAAAACAGAAAGCCGAACAAGTCATGGCAGAGAAACAAAGGTATAAGAGTAATAAAGATGCCGGCATTTTACAAAAAATGTCGAATAACTTAAAACCCTCCACCTCAAAAAACACAACATCTCAACCACCTTACTACGTAATCCCAGCAATCCAAAATCTTTGGAATAACATTAAAGTTAAATAGGAGCAATTATGGGCATTTTAGATTCAATGGCACAGCAAACACAACCTCAGGCACAACAAGCACCAGCAGAGCAAGGTGGTGGAATGCAGCAAATGTATCAGTTTCTTATGGATAATTCTATGAAAGCTATTGCAGAAGTTGCAGCGCAGCGTATTCAAGAAAAAGGTCCGGTTGAAGGTGTTGCTGACCTGATCGCAACAGCAATGGTTTCTAATCTTCAAGCGGCAAGACAGAATGGTAAAACAATCCCACCACAAGTTATGTTACAAGTTGCGAAAGATATCGGAATGAATCTACTCCAACAAATGGGTGTACCAGAAGAAGAATTGGATGATGTATTTATTGATGTAATGTTAAGAGCATTGGAGCTATTCGGTGATATGTCAGACGGCATGATTCCACCTGAGGAAGAGCAGCAATACATTGATATGATCCAAAAAATCTCACAAGCTGAACAACAAAGACAATCACAAATGAGCGGCAATGCTCCTCAAGAACAAATGGGAGGTATGTAATGGGATTCGGTGGAATTTTAGCTGCCATGGCTCAAGGACTTGGTACTGGGATGGTAAAAGTCGCTGATGAAGGTTGGAAAAAAGCAGCGGATGAAAGAAAGTTCAAGTTCTATGCAGATGAAAGTGAAAAAGGTCGCGCACATGATCTTGCTTTAAATGAAAAGAGATTTGAACAAGAAAAAGAAATGGAAGGGATAAAGCATAAGAACAGAATCTCTGAAATAGCTTTCAGTGCGAGACAGAGTGCAAAAAATGGAAGTTCACCAGAAAAAATGTTTTCAAATGAATTTGATTCAGTTCTTGAAGCATTTAATCAAAATAAAAGCAGGATAGGAGAAATTGATGATCAATTAAAAAAACCGAAAGGCTTATCAAAAGACGAGATTGATAAATTAAAACAACAAAGAAGCGTGCTAATAGGGCAAAATGATCGCATTGCTAATGATGACAGAATCAGAAATGAAGTGATGTCTGGGAAATATGGGGAACGAATGATATCTAGTTACAACATTGCTATAGAGCCACTCAGAAAGTCACCAGTAACTATTCAAGAGCCTAGTATGCAACCATTACCTACAGTTGAAGAACCCAAAATGATTAATGCCAATGATGAAGGTGCGCTCAAAAAAGCTCAGGATGATATTTTTTCTAGAAAAATTCAAGATATGAGTAGAAAACAAATCGAGAAGTATGGAGATAATCCTTATTTAAAATTTATGCAATCTCACTACAACAGATAATCACTCATTCAACAAAGCCCTAACACAATTTAGGGCTTTCGCCTCAAAATCCTATCTAGATCACAAATCGAACATTCAACCCTAGAAATAAATAAAAATTTATGTAAATTAGTGTAATTATTAATCTGTTTATGGGGTTTTTATGAAGAAAATATTAATTACTTTTATTACTTGTGTAATGTCATCAACACTAATGGCTAATAATATAACTTGTAATTCATTTGGGACAACTTCTATTTGTAGAGATTCATATGGGAATAGTAGGACTACTCATCAAATAGGTGATAGTTATATCACTCATGGCAATGATGGTTATCGTTCTACGACACACCATATAGGTAATGATACATATCAAGGTAGAGATAATAGAGGAAACACATGGAATATGAATATGCCCAACAATAATAGATATAATTGGTTAGAGGATTAA